TAGAATCTTTAAATATAAGACGTACAGGAAAGTCTGCTCTTCGTTGTACTGTAAAATCCTTTTTAGCAGTAATGATAGCCATAATTATTATGCGATATGCTAATTATATCTTAGGTATTATCATCTATTTGAACACCATCTACTTTTCTTAGTCCTTCATATAATTTCTGATTACCAATAATTTTAGCTGTAAGTTGATTTAATTCCTGCTGTTTAGACTGTATATCATTTTGTATCTCCTGAGCTTTTTGTACATCAGCATCAAGAATAACTTTTGTTTGTTCGTATAGTTCCTGCGGGGTCATAAAAATTTAATATTTAAACGTATTATACTAACCCGCTTCAAGTGCTTCAACTCGTGCTGTAAGTTCTTGTACTGCTTTTAAAAGTTCAAAAGTAAAATTATGAGCAACAGTCCATGGCTGAACATCATCAGGAACGGTGTCACCAGTTCCGTCATCAGAACTATCTTTTGTAACTTTATCAGGAAAAATATTTATTAGATCTTGAGCGATCAAACCTATACCAGATGCAGTGCCATCTTTGTAATCAAATTTCTTTAATGATAGTTGTTTGATTTTATCTAATACATTATCCATATCAACGATATTTGTTTTTAGTCTTTTATCAGAACTGCTAAAGAATGTAGGGCCAGCAGTATTTCCGTCTCTACTTATTCCACCTGTAGCAACTGTATGTGCCCTAAAAAATAAGACAAATTGTTGAGCCGTATTTGCAGAAAATGTGTCAACTCTTAAAGCTGCCGCTTCTCCACTTTCGGTTCTTACATGCAGTTTATTATCAGGTGAATTTGCACCGATACCTACGAGTCCGTCAGATTTTATGCGTAAACGTTCACTGGAACTTGTATGAAATATTAAATTTGAGCCATTGTCGTAACTTATTCTGCCTCCATCTGGATCTGAAACATCTCCTAAATCTAAAAAAGCTCCATTGCCATCAGCAGAAGTAGCTCTTATAACAGTGTCTCCAGTAGATTGGATATGTAGATTAGTTGCTGGATTTACAGTGCCTATACCACAGTTGCCAGTGTTTGTTATAACAAATCTTTCTGTGCCACCTGTTGAGATATTTATTTCATCTGGACCTCCAGAAAAAATTCCTGTATTTGTATCATCAGTTATAGATAATGAAGGTGAACTTTGTGAACCACCAGATATTTCAATACTTCCATCAAAACCTCTTAAATTAACATAACCGTTGTTTGCAGAATTTCTTATTCTTATTTTTTGTAAATTTGTATCAGCAAAAAGTTGAAACGCATAAGTTGTACTAGGTGCTGAAGAACCAGAATTATTAGTAGCTATTGCCTGTAATGCACTATTGATGTCTGAACGCACGTTCGCGCCTGTGGAATTATCGATTATATAGTCATGTTGTGGAGACATTTTAGTTATACCAATAGATTTAAGAATTATTTAATTATATTTTTAAAAGTAAATTACAAGCATTAAGTAATAACAAATAAAAATAAATTAATTTTTAAACTTATTTTACTTGTATTCTTTCAAAAATCCAAGTCAAAAAGCATTTTTTAACTACCACGTCCAAAACCTGTTGCAGAATATTTAAAGTTTCTGTTTACATGACTAGATCCATTCCTAATATCTATATCAAAACCTGTTCCTGTGATGTTTGACAAGGTAAAGAAATCACCTGATTGTGCATTTTCTATAGTTATTCCTATTGAAGGTAAAACACTATTTGCTGCAATGCTAGTACCTGACTGTCCCGTAAAAAAATTATCTGTGAATGTAATTGACTTTGTAGATGTTCCAGATGCAATAAATCCACCACTTGATGCTGCTGCATTACTTAGACTTGTTTCTGTTCTGCTATCTAGTTCTGCAAAATATCCAAGCTGATCAATCTCAATAGATTGCGCTGGATCTGTTGATAATAAATCACATTTAAATTTAAATCCTCTTCCAATATATGTACCATTAACAAACTTTTGATATGGTTCAAACTCTGCTGAATAATTGCAATTTCCACTTGTATTTAAAGAAGTAGCAGAATTTAAAATAAATGTATTTGCATTAGGTACTGAAGCAATTAAATAATCACCATCAACACCAGTGCCAGATGTGAAATCTAAAGTAACAAGACTCCCGACACTATAACCATGTGATGTTTTAGTGATCGTTATTATTGTGCCTGAACCGCCAGAACCATCATTAATTGTATATGTGGCTGATACTGATAAATCAGGATCAGAATCGCTTACGGCAACAGATAGGCTGGCGTTCACATTAAAGGCGGTCGCCCCGTCAAAATCTGTCCATGTATCAACATTTGCGGTTCTAGTATCAAACAAGTCATTAGGATAAAAACCTTGTGTAACAAAATGCCTTCTAAGTTTTAAAGGTTGTTTCCCTCCAAGATCAAGAGTTGATTTAAAGAAATATTGCCCACCAGTTAAAAAATCAACATCACCTATAAAATCAAAATCTGCTATTGCATCAAAATCACTTATATCATCAAGTAAAACAGTAGAACCTAAAACTAAACCATTAACTTCATCAGAGAAAAAACAATCATCCCTAACACCTTGAAAAGGTGGGCTGTCTAAATCTTCTCTATCTGTTAAAACTGTTAGTTTTGGAAAAATATCAGGCTTGGTATTAATATTTTTAATTGATGCGGCATTTGCACTGAGTCGCCCTCCATCATCCCTAAAGGCAAGAAGATAAGTTCCATTTACAATATTGGGTACAATCGACTCGCTGATATTTCCAGAAAGTTCAGGGATAACATCAACTGCATTTGTAAAAGTTGCACCTGTGGTAAGGTTTGAACTTCTTATAACCACGTTTCCACCATGAATAACGTCAATATCTGTTGATTTATCAAAACGTAGTCGTACAAACTGATCTGACAAAGGTTCTATCTGTACATTTTGCACATCTGCTGGTAAAGCCGTTTTTCCAACTGCTTGAATATCTACAGTAGAAGTTGTTGAACTTAAAATACCTAAAGCGTTAAATGATTTAACTTTGAAAGTGTAAGAACCTAAGCGAGATTCAAAAAGTTCAAAACTTGGTCTTGCTACTCTTGTTCTTTCTGGGTTGTCTTTTTCATATTGAAATTCTACAAGATATTCTTTTACTCCTAAAACTGGCTGCCAAGAAACAAATATTTTTGAAACTGCACGATTATTTAATACAACAATTTGCTCCACAGCACTTAAATTTGAAGGTGAGGGTTTTTGATCAATAAGAGTGGTTATAACTCTAGGATCAGCAGCAACAGTTGTATCTTCTACTTGTGCATATTTATTTGTGTCATGTATCGTTGCAACAATTCCATATTCGAATTTATTTTGTTCTGTGACTGACAAAACTCTGTAAGTTTGTAATTGAACTGAAGGACTTTCAATTACATAAATACTATTAGATTGTGGGATTGCAGTATTCCCTTCATCATCTTCAAATGCAGATGTAACAGTGATAGTTGTTCCATTTATTTCTTCAATTGTTCTTGGTACACAAGCTTTTCCATTTGGCAAAATGACTGTCAAAGTTGAACCAGATTCATGTGATAAGTCATTACCATCAATAGTTCTCGCATCAACAATAATTTGAGTTGTTGAAACACCTGTTTTTATACGGCCTCCTTTTCTTGTTCCAGCCCTCATTGAATCAGCTATGCCAATTATTGTAGATGGTCTAACAATGACACCAGCTTCAAGAGTGGTTGTAAAATTCACAACCTCACACTCTTTTAAATTTGAGTATAAAAACCAGCGACCTAACCTATTAGCTTGTCCTCTTGATGTGCAAGCAAAAGATTTTATTGTTTTTCTTGTTCTTCCAAATTTAGAGACTGCATCAGATAAAGCTGTTATTTGATCTGTTGTTATTAATTCATAATTTATTTGTTGTGTATCGTTATCAAAATATGAGACCTCTACCTCTGTAAATTTTGTTCTTTGTCCTGATCCCTGATAAGTAAATCCATTTGCTGTTACATTTGCATTAGTAAATACATATTGCGGGTCAGATGTGTTTGTAGAACTGTCAGTGGGTCTATCTTGAGATATTTGCAAAGTACCAACACCATAAAAAGGCATCGCGTTCATAACAGAACAAAGATCATTTATTAAGGTGTAAGCATCTTTTTTTTGATTTAAAATTATATTTGTAGAAAAACGTGCTTCCGTTGTACCTGTAATAGGATCAGTTATTTGCTCACTTGCATATTGACTAGCAGAGAAAAAGCTAAAAACATCCAAAGAATCTTCTTCAATAAGACCATCAGTACCACCAAACGCTTTATCAGTAGTTAATAGATCATATAAAATCCATGCTGGATCTGAACTCCATTCTTTATTTGTTTTAAATGTGCCGTTGAAATCTCCGCTATAGCTCAGAGAACCATCAGCCCGAACAGTCGCATTATGTGGTATTTTTATTTTTGTTCCTTTTACCCTAAATTTAACCGATGGAAAGGATTGAAATTCTTGTGCATTAAATCTTATTGCTACATAAGCAAACCCCTGATAGGCTCTATTATCTGTAATTATTTCTGTAAATGATAAAAAATTTGATGTATTTTGTAATTTTGCGTCAGTTCCATCTTCTGTATTTCTTATGACTGTAATAGTTAATGGATAACTTATTTGACTTGTATCAGCAAATTTTATCTCATAATCTTTAACATAAGGGCTAGATGCTTTTCCATTAATTATATCTTCAACTATTGGATTCTGAACTGTTCCATCATTTTCAGTTATTCTTATAGACATTATTACTTCAGCTCCAATAATATCTCCATCGTCTTTAAATTCTTGCAAAGATGGAAACTGTAAAGATACTCTCAGACGATCAAAAGTTGTTGAACTTGTAGCTCTTGAAACAGATGCAGCATTTGTGACCTGTACACCAACTGGAACAGTATTTTGAATTGATGGTATTTCTTTTAATGGGGTTTGATCTGAAGCACCATGTTTTATAAATACTTCAACATCTTGAAAATTTTCATCACCATTTGCATTTTGTAAAGGTGTGTTATTTAAAAAAATATTTTTTCTAAAAGTATTTGTACCTGCACCACCCTCATCAAATATTGAATCAATTTCTCCTGATCCTAGTAGATGTATTACTGTTGCAAATTGTTTACTTCTTAAACCACCATCAATCAAGTCAGGGTCTTGTATTCTTTTGACACTCTCTTCAATATCTTCAAAAAAATTACTTAACATAATTAAATCTCCTTTACTATCTGGGCAGTATCTATTCCTGAACTGACAATAATTGAGCCAGAATAAACAAGGCCATATAAAATTGGTACTGGAACACCACTAGTACTAATATTTTGTATCCCTGTAAAATTATATGAACTTCTAATATTAGGATCTGTATCACCTACAGAAGAGACCGAAGACGCTGGCTGATTTGGACTTAATAAAGATGTAACTCCATCAATCACTAAAGAAGTACCGATTGTTGTTAATAATCCACCAACACCACCAGTTAATAAAGATGCACCAATGGTGACTATATTATTAGAAACAAAATTAACTGCTGTGCTAACAGCATCAGTTACAAGATTTACTGCCCCGCCAATTACATCACCAACAAAATTAAAAACACCACGCGCACCAACAGCCACAGGAATTATTTGGATGTCACCCTGCCCACTCATATTTAATAAATCACCATTTACAGCATGACCACCAATTTTGATTTTGTAAAATTGATCATTCATATGTTTATCGATGCCAGCGTAATTTGCCCTTAAAAAATTAACGGCTTGTTGAGGAGTTTTTACAGCAGCTTCAAATGTTGACTGACCTAAAAATTTTCTTAAATTTCCATATACTTTTATTTTTTTAAGCTGCATATCTATAAACCTTTTTAGTAGCTTGAATATATTTTAGGTCATATAATTCTCTACAACTTAATTTTTTAACTGAATGATGAAGTATTAACTGATCACCATAATATAAAGCCACATGATTTAATTTTTTATATGCCCCCTCCACAAGTAAAACATCATCTTTCTGTAGCTTATCTTTGTTTACTTCAATAAAGCCAGAACCAATTAAAACTTTTTCAAAATAAGGATTTTCACAAAAAGATTTTATGCTTTTTGGTCTTTCCCAATGTTTTAAATTTATTTGTTTTTTTTCTAAAAAATAATCTGTTATAAGACTCCAACAATCTTGTTTTCCCCAGACCCAAGTTCTTCCTATTAATAAAGGCGTTTTCCAGCCTGTAGGTTTTATTTGATTCCAATTTTTTTGTTCAACACTATAAATGAAATATGGAAAACCTAAATGCTCGCATGATGCTTTATCAGCTTCAGATGCATTTGCAGAACCTTTGGGGTGACTATGAATAACACCAAGTATTTCACCTCCTTGGTCTTCACAGTCTGCCCAATCTTCTGGATCTAATGCAAAAAATTCATGTTGACCCTCTGCAATATTCTTGCAAGGCCAAAATTTTTCTTCTCCATTAATTACAGTTAATAAACCACAAGCCTCTTTAGGTGATTCTTGTTTTGCATATACTTCAGCATCATTTTTCCAAGTCATAATTAAAAATTTGTTAATGTGCCGACTAAAGGAAAATCGGCTCTTGTTACAAGTTTTTTAGGTGCGCCAACTCCAATTAAATCAAAAGTGCTGACTAATTCAAACTGCACAATATCTCTATTTTCAGTAACTTTTCTTTCAATAAAATATATTTCTCTTGGAAGTTCTGCACTAGGATCAACTGAACCTACTTTGTACGGATTAATATTTGATGGAAAGTTTTCTTCATCTAAAAATCTTGCAAGCGTTCTTCTACGTGTAACTTTTGCTCCTGTCAGATCACTAAAAGCTGTTGTTTGATTAACAAGTTGCAGAATTGCTGTGATGTTTCCAAGTAAATTAGAAAAAGTTAATGTGGGTCTTGGAAGTTTTCCCTTTCCTGAATATGCAAAACCTTCAGCACTACATGGGAACTTTGTGTAAGTGTTAGATTGCCAAATTAAATCAGTATTATCTTTTAAATTATTACCAGAATGAAATAAGTAAACAGTAGGAACAGATGGAGTTACATTTGAATTGAATGACACATTACCACTTGTAGATTGTGAAACTGTAGAAATAACAGTAAATTGATTTGATGATTCAGTTTTTATTGTATAAATACCATCAATAGCAGCACCAGAAGTAAAATTTAAAACTACTATTGTTCCTACTGGCATACCATGACCAGTAGCACTGATAGTAATTGTTGTGCCGCTTTGTGAATATGTGCCAGTCTGTGCAGTTTTTTGAAAATGAACATCAGGTTTTAACTCAACAGAAAATAATTCTATTATTGATTTATTTGTTAATTGTTGAAGTTCTGTTGTTGGATTTCCCATTATGGTTCAAATACTTCTCTAAATGTTGTTGTAATGATAGCCCTGTTGTTATATGGAATTTGTTTTGACCAAGAATCACATACAAACTGTCCAGCACCAGAAAGGGTGATTGAAACATTACCTGAGTTTGTTGCACTGGCAGCAGCCGTAACAGTAAAAGCATCATCACTGGTCACAGAGGCAACAGCAAAAGTCCCATCTGTTGCAGAACCCGAAGTATAGTCAATTGTCAGAATATCACCTATCGCAACTCCATGTGAGGTGATACTAATAGTCACAGTTGTTCCGCTTTGCGAATATGTCCCTGTTTTTGTAAAACCCTCTGCTGGTGGGGTGAAAGTAAAACTTGCTTGATCGTTTACCCTGCTTCTTAAAAATGCTTCTATGACATCTGCTTCAGTCTCAGACACGTTAAAAGTAAGATCATATACTTTAGGGTCTTGAGAAAAAGGTAGGCCATATAAAGCTCTGAACTCATATCCATCACCAAGAGAAGAAACTCTTACTTTTGGCTTGCTGGATTTTCTCATTCCGTATGTCGGAGAGATATTTGGAAAAGTTGCCATTACCTATTTAATAACCCCCCTGCTCTTTGTTCTTGTACTAATGTAGTTTGTACCACAGCAGCAATCAATTGTCCAAGTGCCTGACCTTCTGCTTGACTTCCAGAAACAGAACTACCAGACGCATCAACGGAAACATTGACAATATTAGTTGTTCCTCCAATATCTTTATTTGGTATAACATTTCCACCTCTTGAACCCATCTGTAATAATTCTGGGCCTTTCTCACCAACTACAAAAGCACCACCAGCAGAAACAGGGCCACCATTTGCTCTGAAAGCAGCAGCACTAGCTCTACCAACAAATTGATTTGATGTACCTATAGCAGTTCGGCCAAGTATTCCACCAGCTCCACCAAATATGCCACCTAATGCACCGCCAATAAAGTTTCCTATTCCAGAAACAGACCTTTGTATTGCGACCTCTACAAGTTTTCTTTTTAGTTGATTTAGTACATTTATTGCTGCCTGTGCAAGTGTCTGTGTTCCCATCACAGCATCAGTTAGGTTAGAAACTATACCTTGCTCTACAGCTTGACCAATCTCCATAAATTTTTCTTTTAGTTGATCCGCTTCGCTTTTTACATTCTCTAAACTTTCTGAAAACTTCGTTGTACCTACAAATAAATTATCAATTGCTGGTTTAGTGTCTGTAATAACAGTTTTAGTTTCTTGTATTACTTGTTTATTTTCTCTATTTAGTTTTACTATTTTATTTGTTGCCTCTCCTGTGATTTCAACATTTTTTTGCAGTTCTTTAATATCTTTTTGATCTATTTTAAATTTGAATTTTGAAAGAGGTGTTAATCCAAAGATAAATTTAAGCACTGGATTTTTATCAACAAAATCAGTTATTTGCTTGAAAACACTTATAACTGCTTTGATTATTCTTCCAACAACAACACCAACAGTTTTACCAACATTAATAACAGCATTAGAAAACTGAGTTACACCTTCTTTAACTGCAATCCAACTTTGTTCTAAATCAAAAACTATATCTGTTGCATCAACTCCAATACCCTCTGCAATAGCTTTTGCAACTTCATTAACAGCAGCAAAAATAGCCCTTACTGGTGCAAGAACAATTTTAAAAGCAGCACCTAAAGCCTCGACTGTAACAGCAGCGACTTTTAGGGATTCTCTGATTATTATTCCAAGCTCAGAACCTTCACCAGCTAAATTTGTGAAGGCTGTTCCCAATCTTGTAAGTTGCCCTTGTATCGTATTTGATGCTGTAAATGCTGCTTTTGCAGCAACATCTTGTGCATTTGCCTGATTTTCTAAGTTTTTGTTGAATGAAACTAATTGATCGTTAAGTAAAGGTAATACTGCTGTCCTTGCTTCAACAGATCCAAATAATAATGCAAGCGTTTCTTCACTAGCTCCACCTTTATCAACTATTTCCTGTAATACACCTCCTAGACCTTTTGATTTAAGTGCAGCCGCACTAAAGTCAATTCCAAGTTTTTCTGCTGCTTTAGCTGCCTCTCCTGTTGGTTTTTGTATTGATGCTATTACTTGCCTTAAGCCAGCAAAGGTAGATTCAACAGGAACACCAGTTGCTGTTACAGAGGATATTGCCGCATTTAGTTCATCTATTCCAACACCAGCACCAGCCGCTATAGGTGCAAGGCGACCTATCTGTTGTGCATATTGTTCAACAATAATTTTACCATCATTTTGTGTTTGAACAAATCCATCAACTATTTTTGCAGCCTTATTTGATTCCAAACCATAAGCATTTAGAACAGAGGTTGTTGCATCAGCCACAGTTTGTAAATCAGAGAAACCACCAGTTGCACCCAATTGAGAAGCTTTTAAAACATCTGTTAATTCTGATACTTCACCAAAACCAGCAGAGGCTACATCATAAGATGCTGATAATAAATCTAATTGTGATACTTGACCACTAAGCTGATTTGTCAAACTTGCCAGCTTTGGATTTAATGTATCAACATCAACTCCAAGAGTTTTTACTTTTGCAGAAGCAAAATCCTGTTCAGCTAATGTACTAAATACTTTTCCAAAAGCTGCAACTAAAGTTATACCAGCAGTTATTGGCCCTAATAAAGTTGCAAGACTAGCAGCCGCACCTTTAAATGCAAGTGAAGCTCCATTTGCAGCTTTACCAGCACCGAAAAATCCTTTAGGTAATATTCTCAGCCCATGATTCGCATCTTTTAATTTACTACTTGTACCTCCAACAGTCTGATTAAATTTTTTAGCCTGTACATCAACATTTTTTAAAGCTGTTATGGCTTGTGTGGCATTTACTCTTAGTTCTACATT